GTTCAGTATAACAGAGAAGTGAAAAAAGTCAAGAGATTCGCAAATTAGGCATTGGGGAGCTGTCCATTATCATTAAACGCACAGAGACTCAACTGAGTCGGCTGTGCGTTTTTTCTTTACTACAACCCCATAGAACGGAGGTGAGACTGACGGGAAAGTACCGCTACCTGACCTTCGAGGACAGGAAGAAGATCGAGGCGTGGCATCTGCTCGGAGATCGGCCGGTCGATATTGCGGCCCGCCTGAGCGTCCACCACACCACGATCTACAAGGAGCTCCAGCGAGGCGCGACCGGCGCGCTGGACGCCAACCAGCGCGAAGGGTACAGCGCAGAGCTCGCCGAGAGGCGTCTGCGTGAGAGCTTCAAGCGCAGAGGTAAACGAGCACCGGCCGCACAGTAGCCAAGAACACCCGGCAGCGCCGGGCCGAAGAAAGGAGAGCCCAACATGAAAACGACCACACGACCCCGACGCTGAAAATGGACGAGCTGCGCCCCCCCTCCGCGCTGCTCTCTGAAGCGATCCGGCGGTCGTGTTTCTGCTTTTCAGGGACTCGACACCACTAAGATCCCCGGCTCTGGCCGGGCCAAGACGAAAGGAGACCACCATGACACACAGCCCCAATGTGTACGGCTATGTAAACGGGAAACCCGTCTTTTCCCGCGACGAGTTCATCTTTGAACACCGCAAGCGCGGCCCTATTGAGGACGACGCCGAGCTCATAGCCTTCGCCGAAAAAGCAACGAGCGGCTGGCATAACGCCGGCTGGAGCCATAGCTTTATCAGCTTCTACCTCAGCGACTACGCGCTGAGCGAACCCTTTGCAAGCCTGACGCTAAGCGAGTTCGGACGCCTGAAGGAGCTCCAGCAAGAAGCACGCGAAGCCGCCAAAGCTGCGGACGGCGCTCGGTGCTGGCGGCTCAAGGAGACGATCAACTGGGCCGACAACAGCGTCGAGGAAATCTACGAGGACAAAGACGGTAACACCAAGCACGTCACGGTCGTTGGCCCGCACGGCGACGCCTGCTGAGGAGGTGCGGAACATGAACACCAAAGCCATCCGGCAGCTCGCCGACGTCACGCTGGACAAGTACCGCAGCTCGATCCCTCGCAAAGCCTTCGAGGAGTTCGTGAAGGACATCATCGCCGGCGAGAACCGCGCGACCGCCTTCAGATACGAGGCGACCCCAATCTGCCGGGCCTCGTTCCCGTCCACGCTGGACGAGGACGACGCCCGCTGCACCGTGGAGGTCACGGTCTACCGGCTGAACGCCGTGGCCGTCACCGCCTTCCTGCTGGACGGGCCCGAGACGCTGCTGCGGCACATCGGGCTCGACGAGCGGGACACATACACCACCAAGCACGAGATCGACGACCTCGTCACCGTCGTGCACATCACCAGAGAGGAGGCGCCAGCATGGCAGCACTGAGAGACATCGCCCGAGACTTCGCCGCGGAGATCCGCGACGGCATCGGCTGGACAATCGTGTATCGCACCGGCCGCTCGTGGAACGCCCTGACAATCTGGAGCGACATCTGGAACGGCGAGTGGGAGACTGACGACCTCAACGAGGCCATCGGGATCCTGAAGGCAGACCAGGACGCCGTCATCGTCAACGGCTACTACTGCGGCCACTTCGGTGAGGACATGACCATCGACGAGATCGCCGCCGGGATCCGCTGGCACTACGAAGGCGGCCGCAACCGCCTCGCGGACTATTGCGAAGTCACGCAAGGCCGGGACGCCCTCGAGGAGGGCCGCAAGGCTGCCGAAGCTGCCGGCCTCCCGTTCTGTGAGCGTCTGGCCGACGGAGGCGACGACGAGCTGAGCCCCTACGTCTACGACGGCAGCATGACGCTCGCCGATCGTGAGAAGATGCAGCAGGCCCGCGAAGCCTTCGAGAAGCTGGCCGACGCTCTGCGGGAAATCGCCGCCAAGCTGGCCGAGGCCCTGAAGCCGGTCATCAACGCCGTGCTCTCTGCCCTCAAAAAGCTCTGGAAGGTATCGGCCAAGGCCATCGGAGTGCCGCCGAAGTGGCTGCACCTCGCAGCTCACGCAAAGAAAGCCAGAACCCGGAAGAAGTACCGCAACCGCATCCGGCGCTATGTTTTCGAGGCTCTGGCTGCGGAAGGAGGTGGAGGCCCATGACAGCCAAGTGCGTCGGCTGCGGGCTTGACGAGCAGGACGCATACACCACCAAGCACGAGATCGACGACCTCGTCACCGTCGTGCACATCATCAGAGAGGAGGCAACCACATGAAAACGACGCTCTCGCTGTCTGGCGGCAAGGACTCAACTTTCCTGCTGCTCGAGCTGATCCGCAGAGGCACGCCGCCAGACGAGTGCGTATTCTTTGATACCGGCTGGGAGTTTCCGCAAATGTACCGACACATGGATCGGCTACGGGCCCTATGCGAGGAGAACGGCATCGAGTTCACCGTGCTCCACCCCGCCAAGAGCTTCGACTACCTCATGTTCGAGAAGCCCGTCAGAGAAAAAACGGGCGGCACGCACTGCGGCTACTCGTGGTGCGGAGCTCGAGGTATCAGATGGGGAACAACCGAAAAGACCAAGGCACTCGACCAGCACAACAAGGGCAACATCGTCCTCATAGGCATCGCAGCCGACGAGCCGGATCGACTCACAAAGGAGCGGGCGCCGGGCAAAACATTCCCGCTCGCTGAGTGGGGCATCACCGAGGCCGAGTGCCTCGCAGGATGCTACGCCGCCGGCTATGACTGGGAGGGCTTATACGAAAAGCTCGACCGCGTGAGCTGCGCCTGCTGCGCAGCCAAGAACCTGAAGGAGCTCAGGAATATCTACAACGATATGCCCGAGGTATGGGCCGACCTTCAGGCCAGACAGTCCAAAACCTCACGGCCGTTCAAAGGCCCCGGGAAAAGCGTGGGCGATCTGGCGATCCGCTTCGAGCTCGAGAAGGAATACATAGCCGCCGGGCTGAGCGTCACGAGCCGCGACTTCTACACCTGTCTCGCCGACCGCCTGAAGCAGCGAGGAGGTGGAACCGCATGACAGCCAAGTGCGTCGGCTGCGGGCTCGACTGGAACGTCAGCATCTACCAGAAGATCCCCCGCACCGGCTACATCTGCCCGCACTGTGAGAGCCGGCTCCGCGCCGGCGAGACCCTGCCAAACATTCAGGCCAGCCAGAAGGCTCGGCCGCAGAGAACGAAAGGAGCAACCCCATGAAAAAGATCGCACTCAAGAACGCCGCCCGCGGCACGGCCTTCGACTATGCCGGCCAGAGCTGGATCCTGCTGGAGAATGATGACGGCCGCGCCCTCTGCCTGAGCAAGGACATCATCGAGACCCGAGCCTTTGACGAGGGCAACTGCAACAACTTCGCCGTCGCCAGCAGCAAGGAATACCTCAACGGCGCCTACCTCGACAACCTGCTCGAGGACGTGAACGGCCCCAACGCCTTCTTGACCACGGAGCTCGACCTGACCACCGACGACGGCCTGAAGGACTACGGCACCTGCACCGTCACCATCTTCCTGCTGACGGTCGACCAGTACCGGCGCAACCGCGACGTCATCCCCAACGCAGACGACTGGTGGTGGCTCTCCACCGCCTTCAGCACGAAGTCTAACGGCTACGAGTCACTCGCCCGCTTCGTCAACTCCGATGGCCCTCTGAACTGGAACTTCGCCTTCAGCGGCTACGGCGGCCTGCGCCCCGCTTGTTATCTGGACTCCGATCTCCTGATCTCCATCGAGGACGACGAAGCCACCGACGACGTCACGCCGGAGCACGCCGGCGAGATCATCGCGGCGCTGGCCGAGCAGTTCGGCGGCACCTTCGCCACTGAGGATCAACTGACCACAGCCCTCTCGTTTATGCTCGGCACCCTGAGAGCTACCCGCGAGAAGGAGGCCCGGCATGAGTAACCTCTCCACCCTGTTCGACCGCTACAAGGCCCTCGTCGTGTTTGATACCGAGACCAGCGGCCTCGACTTCGACAACGACCAGATCATCGAGCTCGCCGCCCTGCGCGTGGAGCGCACGGCCACCGGCGGTCTACGGATCGCCGGCAAGATGGACACCTTCATCAAGCTGCCGGAGGGCGAGACCCTCCCGGAGAACATCGTCAGCCTGACCGGCATCACCGACGAGCGGCTCCAGACCGAGGGCGTGCAGCCGGTCAAGGCAGCCGGCCAGATCGCCAAGCTCATGCAGAACGGCCCGACCCTGATGATCGCCCACAATGCGCAGTTTGACGCCTGTTTTCTCCGTGGCCTGCTCCGCGGCCAGAAGGTCGGCCGGATCGACTGGCTGGACAGCCTGACGGTCTACAAAGACCGCAGGGCCTACCCGCACAAGCTCGCCAACGCGATCATCGCCTACGACCTCACCGGCAAGGTGCAGAACAGCCATCGCGCCATCGACGACGTGCTGGCCCTGTTCGAGGTGCTGAAGGCGATGGACGACGAGCGCGAGGATCTCGGCAGCTACGTCAACCTGTTCGGCTACAACCCCAAGTACGGCGTCAGCGGCCGCCGGATCGTGGGCGTCAGATATGAGCCGCAGAGCTTCAGCAAGGGCCTGACTCGCCCGGAGCAGACGCTCCCGGCCCGCGTGGCGCGGAGGTGACAGCATGAGCCCGGAGATCTGCCAGCATACGGATCCCGCACCGCAAGTATAACACGCCGGCGCCGCCGTGCCAAGAGGAAAGCCCTGAGAGCTGCCACGCTGGCCGCTGCCGTCCTTCTGCTGGGCGGCATCTCTGTGGCAATCTTCACCACCCCGGCCGGCAGCAAGCAGGAGACCAACATCCTGCCGCCGACCACCACTGTCGGCACATACATCCCGGACACCTCCGCACCGGCCGCTGAGACCGTGGAGCCGACCGAGCCCGCCGTGCGCTACCCTCTGACCGACGCCGAGCGCGACGTCGTCGAGCGCGTGGTCATGGCCGAGGCCGGCGGGGAGTCCTTCGAGGGGCAGATGCTCGTCGCTCAGTGCATCCTCAACGCAGCCGAGAAGCGCGGCGTCGACCCCTCTGAGGCCGTCGTCCTTTACAGCTACACCAAGAGCCGGCCGGATCCCACGCAGCGCGTCAAGGACGCCGTCGCGGCCGTGTTTGACCGAGGCGAGACCGTCGTGGACGAGCCGATCCTCTACTTCTACAACCCCGCCCTCGTAACCAGCGACTTCCACGAGAGCCAGATCTTCGTCATCGAGGAAGGCGGGCACCGTTTCTTTGCAGAAAGGAGTACCAGATGAAACACCTCACCGAAATGAAGCCGGGCGAGACCCTGCACCTCCGCAGCGGCCGCGACCTCGAGCTCGAGAGCGTCACCCCTGTCACCTGCGGCGTGATGCTCACCTTCAACGTCACCGAGAGAAAGGAGGCTGCTGAAAAATGATCCAAGCCAACACCGTCATCACCGGCGACAGCCTGACCGTGCTGCGTGACATGGAGGCCGACAGCGTCGACATGGTCATCACTGACCCGCCCTACGGTATCGACTACCAAAGCGGCCGAAAAGAAAAGGCCAGCCGCCTCGCAAAAATCACCAACGACAAGGCCCCGTTTATCTGGTGGATCTATGACGCCGCCAGAGTCGTGAAACGCGGGGGGGGGGGGACTCTGTTTTACCCGCTGGGACGTTCAGCAGGTATTCATCGACGCGCTGCGTCTCGCTGGCCTGACGGTCAAGTCGGTCATCGTGTGGGACAAAAAGGCGCACGGCATGGGAGACTTGAAAGGATCTTTTGCCCCGCGATATGAGGCCATCATCTTCGCAACCAAGGGACGCTACGAGCTCCCGGGAAAACGGCCGGACGACTTGATCGCCTGCGCCAAGGTCGGAAACCAGAGCCTCACCCACCCCAACGAGAAGCCCGTGGCGCTGCTGGAGCAGCTCATCGAAGCTACCACCATCCCCGGCGCCCTGATCCTCGATCCCTTCGCCGGCAGCGGCTCCACGCTGGCTGCGGCCGCGAAAACCGGCCGGCAGTACATCGGGATCGAGATAGACGAACAATACAGCAAGCTCGCGGCCGCCAGAGCCGCCGAGCACCATCAGAAAGGAGGAACAACATGAGCGATAAGACCACCGCGGCCCTCGCTGCCGAGCAGGCAGACGTCGAGGCCACCACCACACAGGAGCCCGAGCTGCTGCCTGCTGCCACGCTGGACGAGCTGGAGCAGGTCGACCTCGGCACCGTTGCAGAGGGCGAGCGCGCCCCGTTCCGCATCACCGACGACCGCTGTGCCGACTGGGCCATCCGCAAGATCGCCGACGAGCGCAGCGAGTACGACCGTCTGAAGGCTCTGGCAGACGAGCAGATCGCGGCCATCAACGAGAAAGTCGCCGCCGCCCGCAAGCGCATGGAGAACGGCACCTCGTACCTCACGAGCTGTCTGGCCGACTTCTTCGCCACCGTCCCCCACAAGGAGACCAAAACGACGGAGAAGTACCGCCTCCTCTCCGGCACGCTGACCTTCAAGAAGGGCACCACCAAGACCAAGCTCGACGAGACCAAGCTGGTGCCGTGGCTCAAGGCCAACGGCTACGGCGAGCTCGTAAAGGTCGAGGAGTCAACCCGCTGGGCTGATCTGAAGAAGCTGCTCAGCTACACCGGCGACATCGCAACCCTGACCGAGACCGGCGAGATCGTGGAGGGCGTCACCGTCTACGAGACCCCGGGCATCTTCACGGTCGACGTGTAAGGAGGCACCGATATGGCAGAAACCAAGAAAACCGAGGCGGGGGCCCCGCCGCGCGCGCCCCCCCCCCCCCCCCCCCCCACCCCCCCGCCCCC